CTGCCTGACAAACGCGTAGGCGTGGGCTTCTTGGTCGTATCGTATTTGGTCCTCAATGTCGCGCAGCCGCTTCGCCCCGATGATCCGGACGACGGCTTCTGCGCCCGTGATCTTCTTGAGGAACGCACGTACGTTAGTTGATAGGAACGATTTGTCCACTTTGGAGAGGAGTATGGAGTTCGTCCGCGTCGCGGTCAAGAGCAGGTGCTGGCCCACGACCTCCGACGGGTCATTTTTTGCGTTCTGCAGCAGTGTCCGGCCGAAGTTCGAAGTCACGAAGTCGTCCAATGCAAGACGTACTTCGGGACTAACGTAATCAGCCCTTATCTGCGCCGACGCAGGCGTAACGGTCCGGTGATTCTGAATGAACCCGCTACCAGACGCCACTCGGAACGCGCGCCGAAAGAGCGACGCCACGCGCTTTGTGAGCTCCGGCGTTTGCCTGCCGTACGCCTTGACGTGGGCCATTGCTTCGACGTTGCCAGCGCCGGTGTAGTTGCACGTTAACGTCAAGCCAATAGGCGCCTGCAGACAGCCCAAGGCGCGTGGGCCGTACGTGTACAAGACGCATGCCGAGCCCGTCATCAACTCCGCGGCTTTCGCTTCGGCCATCTCCGTGGCGTGGACTAATACTGCACACTTGAGTATCTGCAGTGGATCCAGACCGCATTTAGCTGCACCACGGCACCCAGACCCCACCACGTCCAGCACTGAGGGCAACGTCTCACCCTTCTTTGCTTGCCGAGTCCCGATGCGGCTAACTGCTCGGAGCCCATGCGCGATGTGTCGCCCTCCGTAGTACACTTCGTTGAGGTAGATCATGAAGCGGCGGCTAAGGTAGCACTTGGCCACGTCCAGCTTGAACCCGAAGTATGCTGTGGTTTCCACGTAATAGGCAAAGAACTTGGTGAACGTCTCGTCGCCCGTCTCTGCATCCATCACGATCGAAAGTGCGCCGTCGTCGATGAACGCGGCGAAGTCTGCGACGGGGAGCTTAAGACCGCCGGCCTTGGCGCGGAACAACGTGTACCCAACAATGGCGCAGTGTAGAGTCGTCATCTCTTTGCCATTCAAGCCTTCGAAGTTGCCCTCGTTGTTCTCCAACGCGCCGACGTAGCCCCGCTTGTTAAGCAAGAGGAATGCATGCTCGTTGATCCGGCGCTGGTCCTTGATCGCAGGCTTCGCGAAGAACTTTGCCCACACTTCGTGGCTCATCCGCTGCACGTCGCCGCGCATGCCTGGCGACCAAGCCTCGTAATCGCTCGAGATGTGGTACGGCGACCTTCCTGACGACAC